CTTGCCACAAATGCCTTAGGTTTCTAATGCAGTACTCAGCCAACATAACTAAAACGTCTGCTCCATCGTCATGTTTATTTCCACCTTCTCTTAAATAGGTAGTTACATTATTAATAAATTCCATATATTCTCTATTTGTATTGTAATCTTCTCTAAAGTATACATTGTGCTTTATCCAAGCTGATTGTGTAAATATTCTTGTTTCCTTATTTGTATATTCTTTTACTATTCTTACACTGCAATCTGATAGGCGATCTCTAATTAATTCCCGTACATTTTTACCAGCTAATATCCATCCTGAATTGCCTTCTATTTGAACATAATTTGCTTTTGAGTTAAATGCTAATTCTACAGACGCTGGTATATTTATGTCCGTTCCATAATTATTGAATATAACATCTGTAATAAATACTTTATCTCCTATTATAACAGCTTGTAATGCTGCGTAAAAGTCACCTCCAGTGTCTGCTGGGTCTATAAATATTGATGTATGTTCTATGTTTTCTTCCTTAATATCTTTAATATTGAATGTTTTTAGCTCGCTTAATGGGAATAGGAGGCCTTTGTTTTCAATAGGTTCTTGCATGTATTCGGCCATCCATATTGTTTCATCTATACCTGCACTTTTGTTATTGCCATCTCTAAGTTCTAAGTAATATTTAGTGCTATTTACGTCTTCGCAAAAAGATTTACCATTTTTATCTAATGCCGGTATGGTTATTTGCTTATCGATACGCCCACCATCAATAGCTCTGCCAATAACATCTCTTTTGCTCCATCTTGTTCCTATAAAAATTTCTGGACAATTTTTTTCTTTACGTGAATCGTGTGCAGATTCTTTCCATCTAATTACACTTTCATTGTATGTTCCAATAATAGCATCGTCTAAATTTCTGTATAGGTCATCTGTAATGGCTATATTGGCTCCAAATCCTATAATAGTACCACCAACACCAGAACCAAAATATGCTACTTGTTTTGATGTTATTAAATTCCATCCATCTATATTTTGCTTATCATCTGCTAGTTGAATATCTGGGAATGCTTGTTTGTACTTTTTTGATCTTACAATATTTCGTGCATCGTAACTAAATTTTCTGAATAAAGTAGCAGTGCATGTGTTTCTCATTACTGATAATTCTGGAAATTTTGCAAGCCACCATGCACAAAATAATGATGTTATGTATGATTTTCCTGCCCTAGGGGGCATAGAAACTGATATTTTTATTGATATGCCTTTGTTATATTGATCATATAAATCCTGAAATGCTTCTGCTACTTGGTGTAAAAATGGGCGTTTAATAAAAAACTCTTCATCATACCACAAACAAAACTCCCAAAATGAGTAGAATGCAAGGCGGCGTTTTATGGATTGGTCTATTAGTGTTAGTTCGGCTAGCATATGGTTTGACTATTTTACCATTTTTATATATTAGGCGCAGGTTTAAGTACTACTTTGAATGGTATCCATACCGCTTCATTATCATTATATGGAACCTCATATTCTACTTCATCAGTAGGTATATACTTATTATATTTTATAAGAAAATCAGGACTAAGCTTTACTTTAAACTTACACTTATCAACATTAAATGATATATGCACTGCTAATAATCTTCTTATCTTACTAATCTTTCTTTTGCTTCGGTTTGGTAGGTTCATCTATTGTATTTAAATGTTTTGTTCTTTCAATATAATCTAAGTGATTTTTCCATATTTTATGAGTTTTACCCTTATGATTTATTATTACTTCTTTTCCTTTATCACCTACAATATTAAATCCATCATTATTTACTTGAGTACCTTCAATAAAATTTGGTATATAATTTTTAAGTTTATCATTATTCATACCATTATTTATTAAATCTATCCACACATTTGATACATTTCTTTCTAAATTATGATTGCATTTAGTGAATTTTTCTTTAATAGAATTTATTTTATTTTTTTTCATAATTTACTTTTAGCTCTTCGCCGGTTAAAGCAAAATATAGGTTTTGAAGCTCGTGTACATATTCACATATATAAAAAGTCTCATGTTCTAAAGCAAATCCAAATCCTAGCTCATCTATATGACAGTAATAATTTTTTTCTGCTTTTAGTTCAAAATAGTCAAAATCAATCTTTTCAAATCCGCACCACTTTTCAAGTATTTCTTGAGTTAGTTGGATAGGAGAGAACCTATTTGCATGTTTGTCATAACATATCTGTTCAAAATCAATAAATGTTAATGTTTTTATTTGATCAATATCTAATTGTTCATAGTTATTAAAATATACTATATTCCCAATCCTCAATTCTCGTGCATCAATCATAATTATTTAAATTTTTATTGTTCTATTGCGTTAATATAATTGTTATACTAAACCTTAAATAGGAGACCCATTCTTAATTTTATGTTTTATTACTTCTGAATAATCACGCCTTAACATTTCAATGCTTTTCATTAATGAGTTGGCAAACATTTCTAAATCATTTAAATCAACATCAAACATTAAAGTTTCTTTGTTATCTTTTCCGTATTCCACCCACAATGCAAAAGCATTATCTTTTTCATCATCTTTCCAATTATCCTCATCTTTATAAATATAAATTTGACAAGATTCTTTAAAATCTTTTTGTATTTCTTCTATCATTCTATCATCATCAAACGATGGTTTAAGTAATGGCAATGTAATTTTCATATATTTTTATTTATTTTTATTTCAGGGTATTTTATCTTCTTAATTTTCTTGTTTATTTTTTTATGGTTAAATTTTGTTAATTTAACAGGTGCTTTTTTAGCTTTTAATACTCTTGATACTTTGTCTATTAAAGTATCTAAAAAATCTTTTCCCATTTTTTATATATTATTATTGCATTTTACTTTTTATTAAAAATGACTTTTCTTAGATATTCTTGCTCTAATTGCATTGGCAGACATATCATATTCTTTAGAAAAATCATTAAGATTCTTATTAGATTGTAAAAACTGTTTTAGTAATATCACTTCCATACTTTTTATTTTATCTACAAATTTCCTAATTGTTCCAAATTTATGAGATATTAGGAGGTTCAGGTAATTGCATCCAATGTGTAACACTTACTAATCTTTGGTCATTATCTTCGCAAAAATATTCTTCTTCTTCAAAGCCAATATATCCAACTAAATAATCATAAGAATAATTTATACATAAAACCTGATAAGGTGGTATTTGTTTTTCTACTGAAATCCAATTATTAACATCAATTTTAACTACATTATCTTTTTCTATTGTTTTATCAATTGCATTCATAGAAGGTTCAGTTATCGGATCAGGTGTAGTTTTACTATTACTATTCTGAGATGGAAAAGATTCAATATAGGGTAGATCAATTGCAGTAATTTTTTTACCATCCCCATTTTTGCTATTAGCAAATAAATCCTTTTCATAAGGTGGCAATGGTTCATTTTTCTTAATATGAGAATCCAATAAATCTTCAACATAAGGTCTTTCTGGTATTTCTTTATTATCTACTTTATTATCCAACTTTTTAATCAAGGTGTCTGCGTAAGCAATAGAAGTTGATGCCAAATTATCACAATCAATACTATCGCCACCACCAGTATTAAATATAGAAGAATTATTAGCTAATAATCCATTCATCGCCGCTACAGCAGCAGTAAATCTTTGTTCTTCTTTTGTCATATTTTTTTAAATTTATATCGTTTGTTTGTATTTGAAAACCGCCTTAATTCTTTGAATTTATTTTTTACCATAAAGTATTCTTTGCTGAAAATTAAAATACCGTAATCAATATTATTTTTACTTGAAAAATAGTATGGGAATAAAATAGAAGTTCCTGTTTTTGCAATGTAATTTCCATGCAAATCGCTTCTATTGTTTAAGCTAATAACGTCATCATTAAAACTGTTAAGCCAACAACTTGAAAGCTCTTTTTCCAAAAGCAGTTTCCCATTTCCTTTAATATAGTGATTAAGCCCTTGAAATCCTAAAGTAATAATTTCATAAATTATCCATAAAACTAAAAAACTAATGATAATGCTGTATAAAATGTCCATATTTTGTATTTTTTAATTTAATGCTAAACAGACTGCTCTAATTACATTTTATAATTCAATTGTTTAATTACATTTCGTCAATTTATTTTATTCTATATAGTACTATAAATAATAACAATAAATATTCAAAAAATATACTCATAAGGTCATATATAACTAATTGTTGAATAATGGGCATATTTGTATAAAATTTATATTGTTTTACAGATATATCTATTATAAACATTATAATTAATACCTTTCTCCAAAATCTTCTATCATTAAAATCTTTTATTATATTCATACTTCAAATATTTCATTAAACATATTACTTATTTAAAAACCTCGCTCTATATTCAAACAATTGCTCTACTGTCATGCCTTCTACTATCTTATCTGTATAAGATGTTTGTATATCTGCCTTAATTTCAGTTTTTATTGCTTCGTTGCTTCCAAACCTCTTGTTATATGTTTCTATAGCTAATCTTTGTTCTGATATCGTTGGTGTTATTAGCGCTTTAAATACTTTGCCTTGTTTGTTTAATTGTTGTACTTCAATTAGTTCACCGTTTATTATTTTGCAAAGCTTAGCGTCCACCTCTGCCTGTGTTAATATTTGTTTTAAGGCTATTTCAGCTTCTTTTTCTTTGTTTGCTTGCTCTATTGCCTTTTGCGCATTTTCTCTGGCTTGTTGTATCTGTAAAGCGTATTTTTTAGCTAATTTACTTCCTTCTACCTCACACGTTTGTTTACTTAGGTTTTTCTTAGGAAAACTTAGGTTATATGATTTCCATTGTGTTTCTCCATTAGCTACTAATCGTATAAATTCAAGGTGTTTAGCGGTTATTTTCATAATCTTTGTATTAGTTCTTTTATTTTATTCATTTTTTTTTACATTTTTTCTTTAATCTCTAAAATTCTATAATGGTTTATTGGTAGTGAATCACAATGAAAAGGGCTTACACAGTCTTTATCTCGAAGAAAATATATATATTCAATATTTTTTTCTGGTACAAATGTTTTGTGTACTTCAAACCAAGAATGAAGACCATTCCAACGATATATTTTTGCTAAAAATACTTTATTTTTCATATGTATATAGTGGTTT